GGGAAGAAGATTCCTGACATGTTGGAGGCGTTCGCATGGGTTCTGCTAGAACACCGGAAGAAGGTTACCACCCGTATTGAACCAGAGAAGGTTCGTCAGGCTACAGCAGTATACCGTCGCCAGAACGATGTTTACCGCCAGTTCGTTGACGAGTGCATCAAGGAGTGTGACGATTCTTCTATCCGACTTGTTGAGTTGTACTCTCAGTTCAAGGAGTGGTTCAAGGAGGAAGGGTTTCCTATCAGCCAACAGCCTAACAAGACAGAAGTTAAGGACTACTTTGAGAATCTTTGGGGTGATGCGGAGAAGGGGTCTCAATGGGTTGGTTATCGTGTGCGAACTCTACAGGACGACGTGCTTACTGGTGATGCTGTCATTCTTGATGACAATGATCTTGTCGACTACGACGCTGGAAAAACGTTACCGCCTATGTAACTTGTGTTTTAATTTCTATATTAAGAAAAATTAAAACCGTGTTAGTATTTTACCATTTTTTCAAATAGTTAAAATTTTAAATTGAAAAAATAAGTGAATTCATAAGACTAAATACAATACAATACCATGAACCAAGACACAAGAGAAATTGAATCTATTTCATTCGGGGTATATTCTCATGATGAGATCCTAAATATGTCAGCCTGTAAGGTATGTAGCAACAAACGGTCTGGCTCCGGAACTGTGTACGATGGGAGAATGGGAACTACGGACAATCAAAGTTCGTGCGAAACATGTGGGGAAAACGCGACTGGCTGTCCTGGTCATCAGGGTCATGTTGAGTTTAATGAACCTATTATTCACCCGTTGTACTATAAGCAGGTCGTCTCCTTCTTGAGGTGCTTTTGTACCAAATGTTACAAACTACTTATTGTTAAGGACCAGATCTCCCTTGCTGGTCTCAACAGATATAAGGGAAATGCCAGATTCACCAAAATCCTTTCCAAATTGGAAAAGGTTGATATTTGTTGCCAGCCCGGGTGCGGTAACAACCAGCCAGAGATTAAGTACGGGCAGGCTGACAACAGCATCTCGATGGTTTATCTTGATCGTCAGAAAAACAAGACTAGTATTGTTCTCACTGTCGTCGAAATTAAGAAGACTTTCGACAATGTTACCGATTCCGACATCAGGCTTTTGGGATTTGATCCCAAACTAGTGAACCCCCGCAACTTTATCATCACCGTCCTCCCAGTTCTCCCCCCGTGTGACCGTCCATATGTTAAGGCTGATGGGAACATTTGCGACGACGATCTGTCCAACCAGTATATTGAGATTATCAAGGTGAACAACCATCTAGAGAACCCAGAGTCTGAGACAAAGAGGCAGAAGGATATTCAGAGTCTCAAGTTCAGAGTTCTCACTATGTTTGATAACCGAAAGGGTAAAGCCAAACACACGACTAACGGACGTCCTATTAAGGGTATTAAGGAACGAATCACCGGAAAGGAGGGGCAGATTCGTAATAACCTTATGGGAAAGCGTGTCAACCAGTCTGGTCGTACTGTTATCGGTCCTGACCCAACATTGAGGATGGGTGAACTCGCTGTTCCCCCAGCAATGGCGGCTATCCTTACAGTTCCTGTTCGCGTGGCAGCCTTTAATATCTCCCTTTTGTCCGATATTGTTAACAAAGGGGAAGCCAACTTTGTGAACAAGTGGCCTACAATGGCGCACATCAATCTCAAGAGGGCCTTGTTCGGACGGGGTACAAAGTTGATGAATGGAGATATCATTCACAGGGGTGAGAAGAAAATCCCAATTCATACTGGAAAGGAGAAACTTTTGGATGGAGATATGGTGTGGAGAGGTGACGCTTTCCTACCTGACTTGAAATACCCTTGTAAGAGAACATACAAACTCAACCTTGGTGATATTGTAGAGAGGCAACTCCGAAATGGTGATATTGTCCTGTTGAACCGTCAGCCGACTCTTCACAAAGCGTCTATGATGGCTATGACTGTCGTTATCAAAAAGTTCAAAACCCTTCGCATGAATCTTGCCATCACCAAGCCATTCAACGCTGACTTTGATGGTGATGAGATGAACCTACATGTACCACAGACTCTTGAGGCTCAGGCTGAGTTGAGATTGCTATCGGCTGCCCAGTGGAACATGATTTCAGCACAGGCTAGCAAGCCGAACATGTGTATTGTTCAGGACAGTCTGTTGGGTGCTTACCAGATGACCAATGGTGTTAAGAAACTCACCAAGTCTGCATTTTTTAATATTGTTATGAAGTTGGACAAGTACAAAACAGAACCTGTCATGGACCGTATCCAGCATATTCGCCGAATATTGAAAGATAAGGGAAAAAGGGTTCAGTGTTTCACTGGTATGGGGTTGATGTCACTCCTTCTACCCCTGGACTTTAATTACGAGAAAAAGAACAATGGAAACCCTGATGAGCCGATCATCAAGATTTATAGAGGTGTTATGTACGAGGGTACACTAAACAAGGCTGTTCTTGGTGCTACGCACAACTCACTCATCCAGGTTATTCACAAGGAATACGGGGAGGCTCGGGCGGCTGAGTTTATTGACGGTATCCAGTTTGTCACGAATGAATATCTTTTGATTGCTGGGTTTAGTGTGGGAATCAAAGACTGTCTCGTGTCTAAGGAAGTTAACGAATATGGGGTGAGCAAAGAACAGGAGATCAAGGATGTTGTTCAGAAATGTTTCATTGAAGCAGAGGGTGTAAAGGCAACTACAAGCCACCCGGGTATTATGGAGTTGCGTGTTAACGCTGCTCTAGGAAAGGCTAAGGATATCGGACTTCGTATTGCGAAGGATGCTCTGGCACCAGACAACAACTTCCTCTCAACTGTGAACTCTGGTAGTAAGGGTGACTTCTTCAACATCGCACAGATCACTGGTCTACTAGGTCAGCAGAACCTTCGCGGCCAACGTGTAAAACCAGTTCTAAACAACGGACGTAGAACTCTCCCCCATTACCCATTTGAAAGCAATACGATAGAGATGGAATACGAGTCACGTGGGTTTATCGCATCGTCTTTTATCAAGGGGCTCAATCCACGGGAGTTTTACTTTCACGCCATGTCTGGGCGTGAGGGTATTTCAGATACGGCAATGGGCACTGCTACGTCTGGGTATATGCAGCGTCGTATTATCAAACTGACGGAGGACATTAAGACACAGTACGACGGTACTGTTCGTGATACGACCGGTAAGATCTACCAGATTTCTTACGGGGAGTCTGGATTTGACCCATCGAAAACGGTGAAGGTCAATGGAAATCAGGAAGCCTGTGACATTGGTAGACTCATTGATCGGTTGAATATGAACCACGAGTTGAGTGCAAAATAATTGTATTATCACCAACTTTATTATTATTATTTCGATATAGAAATAATAATTCTTCTGAAAATATTTATATTCAATCCTCCTCAAAAAACTCCTCCTCTTCCTCTTCCTCAAACTCCTCCTCTTCCTCAAACTCCTCCTCGTCATCAATCAATTCATCCTCAATCTCCTCAACCTCCTCAACATCCTCAACATCCTCAACATCCTCCTCGTCAAGATCATCAACACGTACATCTGCAAGAGTTGACTGCTTGTCCAGGTTTCCTGGGATCTCAAACTGGAATTTGTATTGGTTGCAAACATCAATATCTGCTGACGTGAGATCATCAACAGTTCCGTCATCGTTTTGCTTCCCAATCACTTTCTGGGTTTTGTTGTTGAAAATCAAAGACGTTTCAGGGTGCTCAAAGTTACCAAACTGATTCCTACGAATAGCGACCTTTGGAATGTTAGAAATTAGTTTCTTAATAACTGGGATATCCTTAATCTTCGGAGCAACCTTCTCACCCTTTGCCTTAGGATTTGAACTTGTTTTATCAGGCTCTTCCTGTCCAGTTAGGCGTGCTACAAGAACACTCTTTGTACCAGTGTGCTTGATTCCTTTCTCTTTACACAATGTTACAAGTTCAACCTTGGTACACTTCATAAGTTGAGAATGGTCTGTCCCCTCTGGAACATTATGCTGTACAGACGCTTTCTTTGGAGAAAACTTCTTTAAAGAAGAACCACCCTCCCATAGGGAAAGTAGTTCTTCTGGGCTCAATTCATACTTGTCGGAAATCTGTTGAATAAAGTTATGAACAACTCCATCGATTGCCTTTGTTACTGTGTGACTTAATGACATTTTTGGTTTTATTTCCTCTCATCATTTCTTAAATCTCATTTTTAATTTTACATCTTTTTACACAGTTAGCGAATTGTAGCAAAAAAGTTTATTCTGTTCTGTTTGATCTGTTTAGAAGATGGGTGAGTCTTTATAGTAACAACCGCTCCCATAATAAAAGATGCCATATTGGCAACGTCGGTGGTAACACCAAGATCATTCTCTAATATAGAAATTAGGTTATTGACCTTTGTAGAAGCATTAGGCGGTTCATCACCATCATCGTCTACAATATCGTCGGGGAATTTGAACTCATCTCCATCATCAACTACATCATCGTCGTTCCTATCATCTTGAATAACGGGTATAAAAATAGGGTCACTTGTGTCATCGTCTTGGTGTCTTATTTCGTCTCCAATATCTTGATTGATGATAATGGAAGAAGCCGTCTTAATCTCATCTTCAGTTATGGTGGTTTTATTACCAATCTCTTTGTTGAATTCTACGATACCTTTTAGAAGATTTACGATAGCAGATACAATACAGTTATCATCGCTGTCTTCTACAATTTCAACACATGTTGTTTTACGCGAAACCATTGTTTCTATACTACCAAGAACTGTTCTGATGTTAGTTAAAGAAGAATCCTCCATATGTTTGATAAGAAAATAAATCATAACCGCTATTCTCTTCCAAATAATACTCACAATTTCACGTCCAAAATTAGTTTCCTCCCTAAATCCGGGGCACTCATTTACCATCACCCTAAAGTAGTGAGGAACTTCTGCCTTCACCAATGTAGTACGAGCAAATAGGTGAGAACAGGGTTGGTATACTTTGTCTAGAACGGCCGTTACAAAAGAGGCATCTATTCTTTCGTCACTACCAGACTTAACCCAATGATAATTTCTCATAACATTTATTACACGACATGTATCTCTTACTCTCATTTCAAGCCATGATTTAATGATAGGATCACTGTATAATATCTTGGTAACATCAGCATCTCTCAGATTACCAACGTTCTGACCATCTCTTTCTTTATTGTAAAAATCTCGTAGGTTCATCATATATTTCCCTACGAAATTTTCACCGCGATTTCCAGATCCTAGAATGGGATCTGAAAAGTCGGCCCATTCTATTTTAGATTTACCAGTTGATAAGAGAACGTCTTGCATTACACGATTTTGGAATTTAACATCAAGTGCTATCTTGGCGTATTTACGTAATTGATCATGGAAACTCATATCCCTCTCGTAATCGTAACTCTTCATAAGATTTTCAGGGTTCTTAAAACTAAGAGGACCATCAACCGGTATTTTAGGGTTGGCTAAAATAAACGGATATGCGTTAGCCATTGTTCTGATGCTTGGTAAATCGGCTAATAATGAAGCAGATATATAATGTGTTATGCTAGGATATTGAGTGCCATCTATGTCCATCATACCAGTGTATGAAATAGGACTAAATACATTATACTTAGGATCCGCCTGCGAGTTAGGCATTGCGCTGAAATATATAACTACACCCTCGACCGGTTTAAAAGTTTTTGGCTCGGATTTTCCAGAACCCATGTTATTAAGTATATCATCCAGACTGTTCTTTTCAAATATCTTCCGGGTGTCCTTTTTAATAACGGGTTTAGACGGTTTAACGTCGGTTTTAATTACTTTAATCGAATAGGCGAGTGCTTCGGTAACGTCCTCTTGAGTGGGTATATTAAGCGTTGCAAGACGTTCATCAACTCTGTTTGACAATGTTTCAGATAACATACCCAATGAGAAAAGGTCGTACAATCTTTCAGACAGATCGGCTCGTTGTTGCCAATCCATATTTTTGAATTGTTGATCCTTTGCATCCTCGTATTTTTTAGAATCAAGACTGGTATAGTTTTTAGCCAGTAGATAGTCAGCGTACATATCGAAAACTATATCTTTACGTTTTTGTATCAAACGTACTCTCAGATTACCCAAATACTGTTTACGAACACCCAGCACAAGTTGTTCAGGATGTTCAACGCTAAGACGTACTAAAATAGACAGACCATTTTTATTATACAGGCCGAGTACAGTATTTTTGTCGGCATTCGATTCAATTAATTGACTCTTACCATATTTCTCTATAATCTGTACAGGTGTTTTACCTATAAATTCACGGAGATTGCTGTCTTTGTTACGTATGCTATCAACAAGGGCAATATGAGCGAGGTATGTGAGATAAATAATATCTTCCTTTTCCTGTCTACTTTTCTGAGTTTGTTCATCCTTGTATGATATAAAGGACCGGTGTCTCAATTGCATTAGTGATTTTCCAAGAAGATTATCACCTTTTCCATCAACTCCAGTTCCCAAGAATGAATTCCCACTTATATAAACGAGTGGTGAATTACCGGTGGATATTAAAAGTTCGGTGAGATCTTTATTTTTAAATTTTTCCTCAATAGCCTTATCCATTGCTTTTCTTGTTGTATCGTCAACTGATTGTTTGTAATACGATGTGAATACGGCTCTAACATCCTTTGTTTGGGTGTTTTTAAGTACATTTCTGTAAGAAGATGTTTTTAATATATTAGCATAAATATAGTTAGTCGCAGTTTTCCACCGTTGGTCATCTATTGACATTTCGTGAAAGTAGTTATTACTAAGGCTACCAAACGGTTTATCCTTAGAATTAAATAACTTGATTAGGTTAGACATTTTTGTTTACTGTCAATTTTTTAATATGAAATTAAAAGGTTTGCGAAAATTTTAATTTAAAACAACATTTATCACATATAAACATGTCTGGATTACTGTTTCTCTCTAATGAAGATTTTTCTATAGCAAAGGGAACAAAAGGTAATATAATGTGTCATTCAATTCCTGGATTTTCTCTGATCCTTTTTTATTCTACACAATGTCAACATTGTCAAACATTAATACCAGTTTTTAAGAAACTACCAGGCACTATTGGTGGATGTCAATTTGGTATGATCAACGTTAGTAAGAACAAACAATGTGTTCGGATGTCAAAGAACACAATAGCACCAATAACATATGTTCCGTATGTTGTTCTCTACATTAACGGAAGACCTTTCATGAAGTACCAAGGTCCTCACGACGAAGGGGAAATTGGGCGATTTGTATACGAAGTATCACAGAAGGTTAAAAGTAAACAGAAATTTACATCTGAAAAGGTAAAGGAGGATCCAAGAGGTGGTATTCCTGCTTATTCTATCGGACATCCTGTGTGCGGGGATGGAAAGGTGTGCTATCTAGAATTCCAAGATGCATACGATCCGAATACAAAAAGATAAAAATAAAATGAGTTTTTTAATTTGCAAATTACAAAAAGATAAAAATGAGCAACTTCCCACTGTACAATAGCCTATCAACAGGTCTTGTAAAGAAAGATCTAACGGCAAAACAAAAAGTCGACTTCGTTTCAACCGTGTCAAAATTTGACACGACTGGATACGAACTTATCTATGCACTCATTCGAGTGTTCCAACTTGAAAACGATGTTGAACCAGTTACAGCAAATCTTCCATATGGGGGTGTCGTTAAGAAGGCTGAACTTGTTTTTGATTTTAATACTATTCCTCACCAACTCCGGCAGATTTTGTACAAGTTTGTCAAGATGCACGCAAAAAGCATCAAAGAGACCGCTAAACTAGACGAACATCGGATCAAAGAGTAGAATAAGTTTAAGTTTAAGAATAAAAGTGATATAATATATTAATTCTATATTATATCAATGAAAATGAAACTCACAATTAGGTCGGATACTGTATCAAAAATACAGAGTATACTCAAAAATGGCAAACCAGCTTTACTATCTCTTTCTTTTGGAAAAATGAAACGCGCGGGATTTTCCAAATTTATCAGCGATTGGGACGTCGCATGTCTTCGTTCTGAACTAGAACGCTCGGATTTTGATAAAACGACATGTAAAATCAAAGAATACGAAACTGTTATTTGCGACATCGGGTTTGTAGACCCAAACCACATACTATTATATTCAGATGGAAAGGAAACCAAAGAGTATGGTGATCTCTACAGTGATGGGAGTAAATATAGTATAATTTTAGGGAAAAATTCTATAGATATTGGTTTTTTAAAGACCCCGACAACTCTGGCGGAGTTCTTCAACCCAGTTAAAGTGGTGTATAGTGCTTTTAAACAAAAACTAGTCAAGAATGAAGGCCCTTCTATTATTTATATGTTCAATTCCTTGTGGGATAAAAAACAGGATTTCCCTTGGCTTCTAAAACAGGGTGTTAATTACCTGAAAAGGGGAGATTCACTGGATGATTATATTGTGTGTCCATTTACAAATGGAATAAAATACTCTTTGTTTTTATGGGACAAATGTGCTTATTTTGTCACTGGTAGTTATACTTACAAACTCGATGTAAAAGCACCTTCATCTCTGAACAATTCTGTTATTATAGGTTATTGGTATGAAAACAAGTTTACCGCATACGATATTGTTTTTTACAAGGGAAAGAATGTTCAAAAGGTTTCTCTACCGTCCAGGTTAAAACGATTACATAATGTTGAGAAAATCTTTCCGTTCTGTAAATCCGTAGAATACTTGATGGATGATCTAGAAAAGGATACCGCATTTCTTCTGAAAAAGCACAAGGGTCTTATTTTTAGTCCAAAACACGCGAATTATGTAAATAACAGAACGTTTATTTACAAGTCTATCGAAACAACTACTATCAACTTTTCAATCGTGAAAAAAGGTTGTGTCTATTCTCTAAAAACAGGGAAAGAGTGTAGTTCCTTTCAAGGATCACCAGAATATCCGTTCGGTCATACCACACCGTTAACATTAGAAGACCAGAAATTTGTCGGATTTATCCCGAATTCTGTTTTTAAATTTAGATGGAAGAATAACGGTCTGGTACCACTTGAACGATCAACAAGCGGTATACCAACGAGTACAAAGAATTCAAAAAAGATATGGAATTATATTAACAATCCATTGACAAATAAAATGGTACTCAACATAATTAAGGGCATTTAAAAAAATACAACCAAAACAAAAAATGGATAACCAATTAAGTAAACTAAAAATGTTACCCGTGAACAAAACGGTTGTATTTTATTCCCCTATCGAGGGAGACGACGTGCTTGTTAGGACAGGTACAATAGGCGAGGGATCGTGCTTCTTTCACTCTCTGTTACACGCATATTCAAAGGAGTATATTTCTATGGATAGAAAAGGTAGAATGAAGTTTGTAAAAAGACTTAGGGCAAGTATGGCTGGAAAGGTTGATAGAGATAGTTGGGAGGGGATAGGAGGGGGGTTGATTGCTAAAATACCTTTCCAAGAAAATGTTAATACGATTCTTCAATCTGTCTACCACTTTATAGAGAATGACCCAACTTCTCGTATTAGAGGAAAAAGTGCCCGATCGGTTATTAAGAAGATCATTGGGGAAGATGCCAACAAAATAGAGTTATACAAACTTGCGTTAGAATTTATCCAACTCGAACAGTTAGAACAACATATTCTACCTGAATCGTATGAGGAGTGTTCAGAAGATAACATTGAAGACTGTTGTGAACAAATCAAACTCAATATTATAGAACTGCTTGATAAGTCGGATGAACTTTCGAAGGCTAAACCCAAAAAGTCTGAGTACATTAAAAATATTATCATCGAGTTCTTTACAATTGTTCTTAACGAGGCTGTTAATAGCGCGTTTAACGACTATGTCGTAGGTCTCAATAATGTGTCGGAGGAGATTGACTCCTATACAATAGGCCTTATTTCCGAAAGATTTGATCGTGATATTTATTTTATAGACAGCAAGACCCGAATGCCTTATCAAAACGCTTCTAAGGAAAATCTCAAAAGAAGAAAATCTATGATAGTAATGTGGACCGGGGGAGTTCACTACGAAATAGTAGGGCGTCTCCTTCCCGGAAACAGAATCCAAAGAGAGTTTGGAGCCGATGACCCGTTGATTGACAAGATATATTCATTATTGTGTGAGCCTGAAAAGGTATCAGAGGTTTATCCAGAACTCAATCCTTATCTCCCTAAAGAACATAGAAAACACTCCTCCCCCGTCAGAAGGTCACCGTCTCGTAGTAGATCTATTGATGGTGACAGAATATACGAAAGTTCTGACGATGACGATGAATCGCCATACAGCGATAGCGATATGTCAAACTATTAAAAATCTCCTGATTTTATTATAAAGTAATAAAATCACTGTTGGTACGTAACAAAAATTTTTCTACATAAAGCATAAGAATATATTGGTAGAAACAAAATGGAACTTGACTTAACCGATTTTCTTCCAAAATACCCAAACATAAATAAACTGGGTGATGACATAATGAACCCATACGATAAAGATTTTTACGAGGCTATTTATAAAAAGAAAGAGTTTTATGATCAAAGATTGGATGTTACAGAGGACTTCCCAACCGTTAAAGGTGATTTAATGAAAATACAGAAAATAATATCTGGATTCATGTCATCATACACCCTTTATGATGTTTTGCTTTTATTGCATGAAATGGGATCTGGAAAAACATGTACGTCTGTAGGTGTTATAGAAAAAATCAAAATGGAACATAAAAGTGGTTTCACTGGTGCTCTAATTTTAGCACGTGGCGAGGGACTTTTAAACAACTTTATGAACGAATTAATCTTCAAATGTACAGACGGTCGTTATATTCCTGATAACTACGACAAATTGTCAGAATTGGAAAAGGTTCACCGTAAAAAGAAAGCAATCAAAGACTTTTACAAACTAGAAACGTTTGAGACGTTTGCCAAAGAGATTAAAAGGTCAACGGATGATAATTTAAGAAAAAGATACAATAATAATGTTATAGTGATAGATGAGGTTCACAATCTTAGAATACAAGATAAAACATCTGGTCTTGCTATATACGAACAATTTCATAGATTCTTACACGTTGTACAAAACTGTAAAATACTTCTCATGTCCGGTACTCCAATGAAAGATGGACCAGAAGAAATAGCATCCGTTATGAATCTTATATTACCCGACACACCAGAAGATCAATTACCAACCAAGGAAAACTTTATAGACGAATTTATGAATGATGAAGGTGATGGACTTATTTCTGTAAAACCAGAGAAAATACCCATATTAAAACACGCTTTCAAGGGTAGGGTCTCATACCTCAAAGCAATGAGATCTAGCGTCAAGAAAGTATTCTATGGTGATACTCTCGGAACCCTAAAACATTTCCCAGTAGCCGACGATTATATGAGTGAATTTCAAACAAAACACTATTTTGAAGCATCAGATAAAGATACAAGCGAACGGGGGGTTTATTCGTTTTCCCGTCAGGCAATTCTATTCGTTTTCCCTGACGGGAGTTACGGACCTGAAGGATTTAAAAAGTATATTAAAAAGGTAGCGAGAAAAGGACTTGTTGTTTCTGACGACGGTACAAAGACTAAAATGTATAACTACGAGATAACAAATGAACTAAAATCAGCTATAAAAAAGACAAATGATGATACCCCCGAAGAAATGCTTAACCGATTAGAAGTGTTTAGTAGTAAATATGCTGCTACAATCAGAAATATATTAGATTCTCACAAGAATGGAAAATCGTCCTTCGTATATTGCGAATGGGTAAGGGGTAGTGGTCTTATATTATTCGCCGGTATACTAAAATTGTTTGGGTTCAGTCAAGCGACTGGTTCGGAACAAACAGGGGAAAAGGCTACTAAAAAAGCAAGGTTTGCTCTGATAACAAACAAAACAGCAACACAGAAAGAAATGAAGGATTTGGTGGGTAGGTTTAATAACGCTGACAACCTTAATGGCGAAATTATAAGTGTTATTATCGGATCCAGAGTTATCGGGGAGGGGTTCTCCCTTAGCAACGTACAGGTTGAAAACATTTTAACACCTCACTGGAATTATTCAGAGACAGCACAGGCTATAGCAAGAGGGTGGAGACTTGGGTCTCATAGGGATTTATTGGCTACAGGAGTAACACCGAGTGTTTTAATTTTCCAACGGGTTTCATTACCGGCAGGTGATGAACATCCTAGTATTGATGTCAGTATGTACGAAATATCGGAATTAAAGGATATCAACATAAAGCAAATTGAAAGGGTCATGAGAGAAGCGTCCATAGATTGTTCACTTAACTACAAAAGAAATCATGTTACGAATCCTGTCGAGATGAGAGAATGTGATTATATGGATTGCTCGTACCAATGTGATGATATGATATTAGATGATGATGACTCAGAGTTAGATTATTCAACTTTCCAACTATTTTACCAATCGGATAATGTAAAGGATATAATAAAAAAACTTGTAATATTTTTTAGAGATACATTTAAACTCGATCTGAACACGATCATTGATTTATTCCCAACATATTCTAACTTTGAAATAATAACAGCCCTACGTACAATGATAAATGAAAGCACACAGATAATAAACAAATACGGATTCCCATCTTATGTTAGAGAAGAAAACAATATCTTCTTTCTTGTTGACAGTCTGTCTGTTATTGGAAATTTCCCGTCGGTCTACTACACAAAAAAACCGAATGTAAAAGACAATCACACATTTGGAACAATTATAGAGGAAATGTACTTTGAAAAATTACCATACATTGTAAAAGAAACTTGCGCATCTGAAACTCTTGAACAATTTAGAGGGAATATGTCTCAACTCCCGGTAGAAATACAGGAAACATTTTTGGAAAGTGCCATATTAGCCAGAAAACTAAACAACAACGTTAACACCCAAGTTAGAGAATTCATATTAGAGTACTTTAAAACCTACTTTGGTGAAATTGATAATACATGGGTTTCGTGGTTGTTATTTGAGTACGACAATACTCTAAGGTGTTTAGGTGATGATGATATATGGATAGAATGCGATGACACTTATATAGAGTTAATGGAGGTACAGAGAGATAAAATAAAGAATAATTTAGAAAACAACAAATACGGTTATTACGGTCTTGTAAATAAGGAAACGAATACATTCTGTATTCGGGACGTAACTTCACCTGTAAAGGCACAAGACAAGAGAAAGAAAAGAACTGGTAAGAGATGTGCAAATTGGGATAGAAAGTCGTTGACTCGTATTATGGTTGACGTAGTTAAAGCACCACAACCGGATGGTTTTAGAGAAGGTGACACTGCAGATATGTTGTGGCCTCTGGTAAAAGCCAACAAATACCTTAAAACATTGTACACCGATAATAGGAAAGAACAATTAACACTTGACGACCTTAAGAGAGGTATCTACTGGTCTTCTCAACGAGTTAAGCCTACGTGTAAAGAACTAAGGGCCTGGTTTTCTGAAAACGGATTAGTTATAGACGACCCAACGTGTGGAGAGCCCCCTTCTAAAAAATAGTTTTTATACTAAAAAAATAGTATAAAAAATAGTTTTTATACTAAAAAAAATAGTATAAAAAATTACTTGTATTTTATAGCGTCGTCAACATTAAATTCGCAACCCTTCTTAAGTCGGTTGAAATACCGGTCTTTGTTACCCGGGGGTACAACTATAATGATCTTATCGTCAAGAGTGTAATATGGTAGTTTAGATTTAGAACACAGATCCCTGATAATATTACTATCGTCACATTCATAATACACCGGTGTAGACTGAACTGTGTCTTGTTGAATAATAGAAACAAAACTACCAATATCATCAACTTTGTGTAGGTTGTCGTCGTAAAAAGCAATTTCACCAACCAGTCTGGTGGGTACATCAACCGTCAGAGATATGTGGTTGTGTTGAATATCAGTATCAGGTGTATTATCACCTCTACAGCATTCGCTGTAAATGAGGTGGGGATTAGAATAGAAAATATTAAGGTTATCGGCAGCCTTTTGTTGTACAGTGTCTATACCATTTGTCATACCTGTTTTATTAATAAATTCAAGTATTCTAATAGCACCAGCCTTCGAGATAAGATATCCACCCGTACCACCCATTGATTTTCTTAATGATAGTTTAACATCCCACTTCTCAATAATTGGCATTGTTTTCTTGTCGTAAACAGATTCATTAATATAATTATTGAAAAGATGGTGCCCGAGATACAGAATATCCCATTTGAAACATTGTACCTGTTTCAGGACGCTTTGAAGTTTCTTGTCAAAGTTAGGAACCAACTCAACATCATCCTCCACAATACAACAGACATCAAAATCTGATTTTATAAAGTCGGTGTACATAAGAATGTGAGACATAGCACACCCCACTATACCAGCCCTCATGTTATAATCATTTCCATCGAAAATTCTCTGTAGTTGAGGTGTAGAAACCAAGTTATTCCCATCAACCGCACTAAACCTGTCAAACGATATTGTGGATGTCAAAGAGGCGGTTTTCTCAAATTCGGCGAACCTATCTGGTCTGCGATCAAGATTCAAAACTTGAAATTTCATTTTAACTCCAAAATCACTAACCTTAAAATTAGGATCAATAATCGAGTCAACATTACCTGCTTTCTTGTCAGTAAACTGGGTCTCATTGTTTAAAGTATATGCATTATCCTTGGTCTTATCATGCCTCTCTGATGTTAATCTTCCCGTGTGAAGACAATATATACCCTCGAGAAAAGCCGACATATATCCCTTTTTGACGTACCTACCGCTGTAATCCATTTCAAAATGAGCGACGTTTTCGTCGAATTCACCGAGTTCAAACACTAGTTTTCTAAATAAAGACGGTCGGAAGGAGTAATGTGGCCAATAGTTACAATGCCTATTATTTTCCCCATATTTTGCTGTCCACTTTTTCTTGTCTTCATCGGTTGTAACCATTTCATGTATATAATAACGAAGCCCACCAATAGTCGTAGTTTGAAGCCCGCCAGCAATCGAAATATCAGATTCTGTTTCGGCATAATTTTTGTTAATCAAACATTGATGAACCTTCGTATTAGAATTCAGAACCTCCATACAGTCGGAAATATAAGTTTTCCGACAGAAAAACTTCCAGTCATCTTCCATATGGAAAATATAAGGGGTCTTTACCATATTTCTAATTATATTCATACTACGGGGGTGACCCTTTTGAGTTTCGTCCTTCCAGACATATTCAAAAAATGGATACAACTTCTTCATCTTATCCCTGTCGTGATCTGAACTATTATCGTCGACGCATATCCATTTATCTATCAAATGGAGGTCAATACACGCATTAAGAAAAGAGTTAACAGTATTCTCAAACAGATCAAATCGTTTACAACTTGTTATTGTAAACGTAACTGTAGGAAACTCTTTAAGGCTTCTGTTCATTATTTTGGTGATAAGTCTGGGGTTGTAATAGGCGTATTGATCAGAAACCGTGTTTATACTGAAATGTTGATTAAAAAGAATTTTATCAACTAGTTGTTGATTTAAACCACGGTTGTTTAACACTTTGGCAAACACACGGTACGATTCCTTCAGATTATTCAAAAAATAACAACAGGTTGCATATTCATCTTTGATAAGATATGACGTTGGGCATATCTTTGAGAAAAATTTACCCAATACCCGACCTATGTTGTAGTTCTTTGTATGTATTGACAATTTTAACATAGTTAGTGCGGTGAATTCATCACCGATAGTTAAAAACCGTTTTGATAATTGATTTAACATATTTTACTATATATTCGTATTCTCTAAATATGTTAAAATAAAAAGTGATTTAACTTTTTATTTTAACATATTTATATTATAAATGACAGAAACAATATGTATAAAAGTTAATAATCTGAGAAAGATGGGCTATACCGATCTCGAACATTGGATTCAAGATCAAAAAAATGAATACGTTGGGAGACGAGGTAGAATATGGATAACAAAACCAGATGGTTCACGTCAAATATTCATTTTCAAACAATCTAAATGGCACAACCCATTCAAAGTACCCGAATATACAATCAAGAAATCTCTACAATTGTATGTATTACATCTGTTCCAAACCAACCTGATAACAAGTCTCAAAGAACTTGAAGGGAAAACGTTAGGATGTTTCTGTAGTAAACAGAAACAGGATCATGAACCTGTTTGTCATGCCCAAATCTTAGCCGATTTGATAGATAGATGTTACAAACCAATTGAAGATCTAATAAAAAAGAAACAGAAACTACAAAAGCCCCCAACCGGAACTATTACTATAACATTTGGGGAACAAGCAGAGGGTCATCATGGTATGGTAATTCACGGGGAGGGACGAGCAGACACGGGATTTTCAACTGATGATCTTAGGGATGCCAAGAAAAAGTTTGACGATATGGGAATAGAAACGGAATTAATTATTCTAAATAATTTTTTACCAGACGAAATAAAAACTGAAGAAGCATCCATTTTAATAGCAAGAAATGGTGTATCCGGTATACTAGGTGAATTCGGTCAAACAGACAAAACAATGTACGACGAACAGGTAAACTTAAAATGGGACAAGAAGGCATTCATGAGAGGGAAAGTAAAAAATAAAAGAGCCAGATACAACTTGGTTTACGGAGAAAAAAACATCGAACCTGATTATGAAAACAAGCAAAGTCGCGTTATCGCATTTAATGATATTCCAATCACAAACAGAATACGGGACGCCCTCCCATATTACTTTGGAGAAATTACCAACAAATTGGCGGCTGAAGGCAATTACTACTTTATTTTGAAACTTTGTGGAATAGGGTTTCATGGTGATGCTGAAAGGAAAATGGTTATAGCGGTCAGACTTGGACTTAGTATGCCATTACATTATCAATGGTATTATAGGGGAAGCCCAGTTGGTAAAAGAGCAGAATTTATTATAAATAGCGGAGACATATACGCAATGAGTGAAAAAGCGACAGGATATGATTGGAGGAGAAGTATAATACCAACATTACGACATGCGGCTGGATGTAAAAAATATCTTACCATAAAACCGAAGAAAAAAAAGTGAAATAAACAAACAAAAATGAAATAAACAAACAAAAATGACTACAAAGCCAATTCTTACACCAAGTATTTTTAAGTCCCGTGGAACAAACGGTGATTTTTCTTGGATGGTCAAACGACCAGAATACAAAAAATCTATTTTTGTTTTTAACGACAATGAAAAAGCATTCGATTCACATAGTTGCTCTAAAGGCTGTGGAAACGCTATTATCAGACCGTACCAATGCCATAAACCTCCGCGCGCAACTGGTATTTCAACAGGAAGACGGTACGGTCCTAACAGTGGGGGGTATTCTAAACTTACAGAAAACGCAAAGGACTATATTGACAGAGGTATTTCCAAGTTGGAAACACTTTTAGAAACAGGAAACTATGATCGTGTTTTTTATTCAGCTACAAAATCCGGAGGATTAGGAACTGGGATTTTCAATGTTGATGACGGTGTTAAGACTTATATTGTTGATGAATTAAAAAGAATTACAGAGTAATATAAAAAAAATTGAAAATCTTTTCAAAGATTGTTAATTTCAAGCAACAACCATGAACGCACTTACCCAAGGAATCGAATCTGCTATCAAAAACGCAATTGAGGAGTATTCTAAACGAATCACTTCAAAGTATGAAAATATTGATCCGAAAGGTCTTGAAGATATTTGGAACAACGTGTCCGATGGCATGAAAATCACGGTTTCGTTCAAGTCACCCGCTACAGCGCGCAAACCAGCCGGTTCACTTATTAAGTCTGTAAAGGCTTCAGCAAAGAAATCAGTAACCAAGTCGTCCGCTAAAAAGTCTGACAACGGCGATACATGCCCGTATCTTTTTACAAAGGGAAAGCGGGAGGGGGAGGAGTGTGGAAGCAAACCCAAGAATGGACTAAGTTATTGTTCTCGACACAAGAAGTATGAGGGTTCTGATCCCAAGGTGAAGAAGTCTCTTCCCAAGTCAAAGAAGGTTATGAAATCAATTGTGAACATCAAACTGAAGAAACCTTCTCCAAAGGCGGTTCTTCAGAAGGTTTTGAAGAAAAACAAGGCGATTGATCGTCTTTGGAATGTTGAAACTCAGATGGTATTTGAATCCGCAAAAGATCGTACTGTTATCGGAAAGTGCGTTGACGACATCGTTGTCCCTCTAACGGCTGACGACATCGAAACGTGTAAAGAGTGGGGTTTTGCTTACAAAATCCCAAAGGAGGAAGTCGTTGATGAGGAGGAGGAAGTCGTTGATGAG